TGTCCAGACCATACAGGTCAAGTATACATGCGGTGTGTACCAAGAATAATCGTTGTTTTGTGCACTTTGTGGGTTCGGGAATTCGGTTGTTAGAATCTTGTCCATCTGCCACTCTTCGTCACTTGCACGATTCTTGTTGATATCAATCCGCTTGTAGAGTACCGAATTGTCTCCAGCATATGGTCCCATTCCACCCATTGGAATTCCAGTTAACGAATCAATATCACCAGTTGGCCCAAAGGCTTCCTTTGTCGGAATGATCGGGTAAGGTGTGACATAAATTAAACGAGCACAAGGCCCAGCATTTGGTCCCGCTCTACCAGAGTCAGTAAATACGGTTCCGTTATCATCAAAACATTCTACTGACTTAATTTTGAATCTTTTTCCTTGAGGCATATTGATCCTTTTTTGAACTAAGGCCAGGGATTGAGTTCCCTCTGCGTTTGGTATAGCAACTCCTGTAAGAATTTCTCTTACTGTGTGGATCGGCATTATTTCTTACCCCCTTTTCTGTATGCTTTGCCCATCGCTTTCAAATTCAATTGGCCCTTACGCTTTCCAGATTTAAAGAAAATTTTATTCTTCTTGACCTTGATATATCGCTGCCACTTTGACAGTTTTCTCTTCGTAGGAACGACATCCATCATATCAACAACCGCCACCGACTCCATGAAGTCAGTTGGCAAGATTGGCTTGACTACTTCGCCCTCCTTGATCAACATCTGAAATGTAGGTTCACGACCAGCAAGCATTGACGAATACTGGTATGCTGGAATTGCGATCATATCACAAGGAATAACTCGCTCGCCATCTGCCATGAGGAATCCGATAGTCCCACCAACGAGTCCACCACCAACAGCACCAAGAGGACCGCCAACCGCACCACCCAAGGCGGCACCTTCGACGGCACCAATGCCTGCTTGAACATAGGGATTATCCGTGACAGCATCGACACCTTCGGCAAGGGCAACTGCTTTGGCACCGGCCCCTGCTTTCTTGAGTCCTGCACTTGCTTTGGAAACACCTTTCCCAACAATTTTACCTTTAACCAACTAAAGACCCCCTTCAAAGGTCTTGAGCCTGAGATAGCATGTCGTTCATTCGTTCCTGTGTTACCTTGACTTCTTCAGCGATGATCAGTATATCAATCTCTAAGGTACTGTCAGTATTTGCCAACCATTTATCCGCAGCTACGCCGATTAGTAAATCCGATACAAGAGTGTACCCTTCAGGGTGCAAATCTAGTGGACCATAATAACGGTCTGTGTAAGCGTAGGAAGTACCCACCATAGCGGAAGAACCACCAGCACCATCATCAGTTGGTGATGTCTGAGAAATGAATTCTCTAAGGCAGAGCACATCTGGACTTGCAATTCCGACATCTGCGGCGTTCTCGAAGGCTCTACTCGTAGCATATACCTTCAGAGCGGCGTTATGTCCATCCGGATCAGCTAGTTCATCTGCGACCATCCAATCCCAGATTCCTGTGTTGGCAAGTTTAGTCGAATTCTGCTCTCTAACTTGGAAGAAAATCTGCTTCACTGCAAGTCCTCTTTTCTGGCTAACTGAGATGTAACTTGACAAATCAATCCTACCGTAAACGGTTGTTCGGTTTCCATCCGCATCGAGGTCAAACTCCATGCGATCTCTCAAAATAATATCACCCTTGTTTTTGGTCATACTCCAATGGAAACGAAGGGGCCCTATAAACATGGTGTAGTTTTTACACTAGGTTACCATTTGCACATTGACGGTTGATATAGGATCAGCCGATGGACATTAACTGCCGAAGGGCGAGGAAGGTTGTCCAATGATGTCGGGTAGGACCGATGGAGGATGATTCTCGCTAGGCAGGAGAACAAAAATATGGCAGGAAAAAAGAAGCCAGTCTTTGGACAACTAACTTTGACCGGTGAGTTGGCTGTGGACTGGATGAAACCAGATACGGAGGTTATCATTGGTAAGGTCGAGATCGGCCCGATCGGTGCTTTCCCCGAGTATAATGTCCCAGAATGGGCAAACGAACGAACAGGCGATATTGGATTAATCCATACGACAAACTCGTATGACAATCCAATCCTTGTAACCCAGAGGTCTATCCTCAGAGCATTGGAACACTTTTGTGTCGAGATGGAAGAGAAGGGTTGTAAGACTGAAGTCCTGACAAAAGCAGGTGCGACAAAGGGTGTCCTCTACATTGAAGAAGACAACCCAACTTACCGCTTTACCCGTGACGAATCAAAGGGACAATTTGCACCCTACGAAATGACCAAAGTTTGAGAAAAAGACATGATCTAACTTTCCTAACGGAACTCCGCCCCTCAGTGCTGTTCGCCGCACTGGGGGGCTTTTTTTATTTCAAAATAAAACCTGGCGCTCAGGTATTTTGTAGCTCATAATTCGAATTTTATGTCCACCGATCAGAACCTTATTTTTTTCCTTCCGAGTTCCTTGGCATTTGAAGGGTAAACTGCAGGAAACCAATGGCCTATCCTTTGAGTTTAAGGCCTGTTTAACAGAGTTCTCCTTCTAATAGACCGGTAGGGTGCACTAGGAGTATCATTCCATTCTATGACTATCGTATGGACGAATGTCCATAGAAACCTATACTTCGGATCCAACCTAAACCTCAGGGTCTCGGAAGGAGAAAATCAGGTGACAATTGTCGCAGGTTGTCCAAGAGCGTCATACATTACCGTGTTTCCGTTTCCAGAGAATTTCACCGGTGGCGGATATGGTCGAATGATTCCACTTGTAACGCCTGAAGCACTCATCACGCTGATCCAATCTGGAATGTTTGTCCCAGTGTCACCGAATGCGTCATCAAAATTAACCATAGTTGTCGATTCTTTGTATCTTGTTCTAAATCCAGCAATGTCGTCCATGCCTTGGTAAGCAGCGCTCGCCAATCGGTTGTAGTATCGTAGGGCATTGGCAGATGTAACCATGATTTCAGGTCTAACGCCACCGAACTTCCACATAGGGAATGATCGGCCAGCAGCCGACGATGGAAGTAGAATCGAATTCAAGGTGTCACTCATCGTGCGACATTGAGCCTCGAGCATTTCCTTATATTGGCCCATAGCGGTTTGAACAGAGTCTACAGCGGTTACTTCTAACTTAAGATTGAATGACAATTTGATGTTCTGTTCCCATCCTTCTTGTGTCCAGACCATACAGGTCAAGTATACATGCGGTGTGTACCAAGAATAATCGTTGTTTTGTGCACTTTGTGGGTTCGGGAATTCGGTTGTTAGAATCTTGTCCATCTGCCACTCTTCGTCACT